TCAGAGAGCCTTGCGCATGTTTGTGGACGCCTCAGCCTCCATTGCGGCTATCCGCTTATTGCTGGCTTCCACGAACGCCAGCACGTCGTCGATGGACTCGGATGCCCGGTCCGCGGCGGCCTTGGCCTTATCGGCAAGGATGCCCAATTCTTCATCCATCGCGGTGGACTCATATGCCGTAGCCCCCCGGCGCATCAATTCCGCGACGGGAAGCCCAAGTTTCCTGGCCTTGAGGACGATCGCTTCTTTTTCCTGGGGCGTGGCTTGAACCACAATTCTTTCAATCGCTGTTGCCATCATAAAACTCCTCGCGTCATGAATAAGTTCATCCTGTACATGTACAGTATATGTACATCTGATGGCTGTCAATGACCGGTTAGCCTGAATCCGGCAGCCTCGCCCTTTTTCAGGCCGGGATGCCGCATCATGCATGGGCTGGAGCAACTTCAGCGATGCGGTCCTTTGCCGCTTCCCGCATGGACTCCGCCGGTATGCGGCATCGATATGGGTCGCGTACGGTTTGCAGTCCGGAATGACACGCTTTTTTCACAACTTCTTCGTGATGGCGGCCGAGCCGAGCTGGCCAAGCAGGCTCCCCAATCCCGCGGCACCCAGCGCTGAATTCTGGTTTGCTTGCCGCCAGGCATCGAGTTGCCCCTGATATTGCCCCAGCCCCAGATTGCCGGCGGACGTGCTCGCGCTGGTTGCGCCGCCAAACCAGTCCTGCGCGGCATTCATCCCCGCGTTGTGCAATCCCGCAGCCGTAGCGAGATTGCCTGTGGCGGAATTGGCGGCATTAAGCGCTGCGGCATCGGCGGCAAGCCCGGTGTTCGGCATGTTGCGCCCGAATTTCGCCGCACCTTCGCGCATTGCCATGCCCTGCAATTCCGTATCGCGCCGTGCCTTGTTCATTGCGCCGGCGGTATCCCGGGCCAGCCCAAGATTGATATCCTGGATCAACTCCTGGAATCTGCCCGAGTCCGGGTTGATGCCCAGCCGGCCCAGTGCCCGCTGGCTGGAATCCAGCGCGCCGCGATAGCCGCGCGAGACATCCGCCGCAGCTTCCCCGGCCATTCTTTCCTTGCGGCTGGGGGAGTCGAATTCGCTGGCGTCCTCCACCATGCGGGCTTCCAGCGGGGCGAAAAGATCGTGGTAGATCCGCCACTGGGATTCCGCCCGATTGGCATTGGCGTCACCCGATGCAATCTGCTGGCCGATGATTTTTTCCATCAGGGGGTCCTGCCTTGCGGCGCAATTTTTCTCCCAGGCCAGTTGATCGCGCGCCACCCCGGCCATTTCCCTGGCGAGTTCCGCGTTGGACATGGCGGCCTGGCCGATAAGCGGATCGGGTTTCGGCGGTTTCGAGCTACACATTTTCGACCTCTCCAGTATTTTGGTTAAGCCATTCTCCACATGACGGTACCCCAGAAGCCGGAAGAATCTCTCGGCCTTGTTCACGGTTTTCACCGAAATATTGATTTCGCTTACGCCCAGCAACCGCATCGCATTCTCGACATACGCCACAAAGCATTTTGCCACCCTGCCCTTGCGAGCCTCCGGCAGCAGGTAAAGCGTGTCTTCCGTGGCGATGAGCATTTGCGTATGCGCGCTTTTATCCAGGTACATCGCGCAGTTGCCCAGCAGTCGCGCTTCGCTTCTCAGCGTGAAAAGCACGTAGCGCCCGGCACGCTCGTAGCGGATGAATGTCTCGTAATCCGGGTTGAAGGGCAGCTCATGCCGGTGTACTTCCGTTTCATCCCAGTGCGCCCGGTGCAGCGATTTGATTTCATCGGTGATGTCTTCAATGCGCTCAATGGAAAAAGCCAGGCCGCCGTGCTGTTCCGACTCGATGCGGCCCATGTTTTCCACCGGCATCAGCGTGGTCAGCTGGTCCGCGGCAAGACAGATATCGGCCGCCAGTTCAGGCGTGAGAGGAATTCCCATATCGATCTTGAGGATCGCGAACAAGTGATTATTGATCATCAGCTATCCAGCCTCGCAAGAATATTCTCAACCGATTGACGTATCTGGTTGGTGTAGGAATAAAGCGCCTCGCATTCGGCTTTGGTCGGGCTTGCGGAAAACGTCAGCGTCTGGAATCCAGGCACCTCGATCGCATTGCCGCGGCGACCAATGATGGTTTCAAGCATGGTTTTTAACCATTCCGGCGTACCGCTTGGGATACCCGGCTTCTTGATGCCGGCAGAGACAGTCCGTGTGGACAGGAAGGCATCGGCCACAATCCCGGCATCGGCGTTTTTGCCGGAGAACGTGCCGGCCCGGCTGATGCCGTACCCTCCTGAACCTGGTCTGGATTTAGCGGCCATCTATGTGATTGAAAACAAATCCCCCGCGACCGGGGCAGTAGTAAGCGCGGTGACTGTGAATGTTGGGGTTGCTGACGCGGTGGATGAAGTAATATCCGTCATCTGGCCGCGTAATGCCGCCGTAGTCGTGTTGTCGGCAAACGTGATGTTCCGGCCTTTGAATTGCGTCATCACCGACCCGGCAGGAGCAAGCGCAGACGATACGATAGTGGTAGTGGTCGATCCCGCGCCTACCGTGCCAATCACGTTTCCTGCCACAGCGCGATCGAAAGCCGCCAATCTGGCTGTGCTGCCGTTGATCGCGCCGAGGTTGCTATCCATCCTCCCGCCGGCCAATGCCGCCGGAAGGCGAGTTCTGATGTTCGTGGTGTCGGCCTGGATTGCGGCATTGTCCGCGGCGTGAGATGCGCCGGCAGGAGCGCCCAGGCGGGCGTATGCATCCCCTGTCAGGTAATCGGCAATCCTCTTGCCGATGCTGCCAACGGTCGTCAGCGCCGATGTGAGCGCGTCCCATATCGCCTGTACGCCAGCGGAGGATAGGGAATAGCCTGTCTTGTCGGAAACGGTGGTTACGTTACCCACCGAACCCGTTACGTTACCTGTGAGATTGCCGGTTATATTAACGGTCATCTCTGCATTTGCCCCGGCGATAGTCAGTCCGCCAGCAGCGCCAGCAGTGGCAGAAGGAAGGTAGTTGATCTTGGTGCTCATGGCCCCCATGATGTACCCGGCCGTACCGGCAGCATAAGAACCGGGCACAAGAATTGACCACGGATCCCCGGCGGAGCCTGCGGCAGATAATCCGGCGCCAGCGGAACCGGATATTACATGCCCCGGTAACAACTCATCCCATACCGCATCGGCAATGCCCGCCGCCGTCAGGCTTCCGCCGCCCACGGTGCTTACCTGCGCATCGAGATTTGTTGCGATAAGCAGGCCGTAGCTGCCGGCGCTGCCATAGGCGGCCGTTGCCGCATTCCATACCGCCGTGGCTACCGCGGAAGCGCCCATGTCAACCAAGCCGTCAGCGGTAATTGACATGGTGCTGAAGTTTGCCGGGAATGCTTGGATGAGTGAATATCCAGTCTTGCCCACGTTCCAGTCGCCCTTGCCGTTGAACGCGCCCGCCGCGATGCCAGCAGCCGTAATCCACCCCGCAGTAATGGCCGGAAGATTGGTCAGATTCGTGACGGTTGTAATCGTGCCGGCCGTGATATTCGTCGGGCTCGCCACACTCGAGGGGAATGTGACGCCAGCAGCCGCGGTAATCGTCTGGCCAGCCAGTTTACTTGCGTCCACGCGCCCGCTTCCATCGATTGCCAGAGAGGCGTAATTCGTCGGCTTGGCAACATATGGGTCATCACTCTGCAACTGCACCACGAAATCGGCCTGGGCAAGATTTGTCGCGCCCGCAATGCTCACCAACAGCGACTTGGCGCCCGACACGGCGAAGCGTGCATCCGCAAATTGGAGTTCATAGACGCCCTTGTGATTGGTGGCGTCAACCTCTTTAAACCGGCATTTTGTGGCCGTGGGCGCGGCGTACGTACCGAGAGTAGTAATGCCCTCAATCGTTGATCCGGCCGCGGTGTAGGTTGTTGCGGCCGCCTCGTTGTCGGCAATGGTGGATACAATCAGACCGGATGACGCGCTGGTGAGTCCAGTCAGCCCGGCGCCACCGGTTGAAGATGAATCCAGTAACTTGACTCGCAATACAACGGAACCTTGACCATTCTTGAATGTGTGCAGCATGACTTACCTACCCCGAAAAGTTTGCATTCATGAATGACTGCTTCATCCCGGCAGCGCCGCCTCCGCCGGCCCCATCGTCCAGCGCCGAAATCATGGTGTGAATCGCATACCTCCTTAATCCGGAATTATCCGGCGAGAAGGTGCCCCCGGCTGTTGATGTGGCTCCATAGCACTCCGCCCCCAATCCCCAAGATTCGAATTGAGCGGCCACATTAATATCGCGCTGCGAGATGGTTTGTGCCGTAGCTGTTGTCTGCTTGATGCCAATTGCGTAATCGGTATTAGCTGAGAGCAATCTCGGAGTCATCAACCGCTTGATGTGCATCCGATTTGACGTTCCGCCCACTTGCCTGAAATTTACCGGGATGGACTCAATCAGCGATGGCGTGCCAAGCGGAGTTGAGTACAGCTCCATCGCGTAATTTCCCTGCACATTCATCACCGCCGCAATTGAGCTGATCTTGCAGGGGAAGGGAACACGGAAAATGTTCCCCCGGATATTGCCATTACCTATCGTAGAAGAAGATGTATCCAGCACGGAAAAAGGGCAACTTGGCGTTATCCATCCGAGCGTGCCGTCATCGAATGTCAGAATGATATTGGGCAGGCAAGCCTGACCCGAGTATGCAGGGCCGGCAGTAACCAGCGTGCTGGCCGGATACCCCATCGCGGATGATGTGGCCAAGTTTCTGATTTTGACGCTTTGCGTTCCGGATATGATGTCAATGTGAAAGCAGATTGCTATCTGATCTCCATCGGTGACCGTGAAAGGAGTACCCGCTGCCATTGCATCCGAGCGTGATGTGGTGGACGTGATTGCGTCCGTCCCGCCGATTAAATCCTTGTAAACATCAAACGCCGCCGCGCCTATCGTAGCCCGCGCCGGGGGGCCGTTGGCAGTGTCGATACTCGCCGCTTTCTTTACCCCGACGCGCAGAGTGGCGGAACTCGCAAATGTTATTGATGCACCCGGAAGCCAATCTATCTTTGATCCCGTCGTGCCAAAAGTCTTTGATCCGCCACCGTCGATAGTGACATCGCCGATAACCTGGAACTCTTCCTCATCGGCGTCCAGTATCGAGTCCAGAGTAGCTGGGACTCCTGAAGCGATGCCATTTACCAACGGCGGGAGCCATATTCCAGATCCTGTCAGGTTTTTGATTGTCATATTGTTATCGTGTACCCGTTAATTGCTCAAGCATTCAGTTCAGTTTGCTAAATTGTGCAAGTTACAGAATTGTTTAATATCAAGGAACTACGCTTGCTTCAACCCATCCATCGTTTCAGCCAGCACCACCCCAGTTACCTTCACATTGCCCGACAGCACGACTTCTATGTTGTCGGCCTTGTAGCCGCCTGGAAGCCGGAATGCGCGACTGTTCTCAACCGTCCTGGTGAACTTCAAGGTACCATCGGCCCATAACTGGAACTGCAGCGCGTCAATAGCCAAGGGCGGTATGGCCTGCATCTCGTCCCCGCCTATCTCATACTCGCCCAGGTATGGATCGGCCAAGCCATCATTCATGGCCCCGGCGGTGATGAGCGCCTGATTCGCGGCAATCGCAGCGTTATAAGCGGTCAAGGCTGCCCCCGTTTCCGCTTCGGACATATCAAAGTCGGCATCGACCTTGGCCGCGCCGTAGTTCAATGGCGGCTGGCTGATGAATTTCTTGCTCTTCCACTCATAGGAAAGCTTGGTGCCGACATCGCCTTCCCATTGGTAGATCTTCTTGTCGGCAGCGACATAGAGCTTGCCGGTCCACGGATCGGCCCATATGGCGGTAATTCGCTGGTTCACCTTGACGAATGATGCGCTCTCGGCCTTGTCGATCACGAACATGAGCGAACTGTCGTCAATGGTGTAGCCGGCGTAGTAGCGGTTATCGGCGGATGCGGCGATGAACGTGGACGGGTTCAGTTCCCCCCATTCCCTCTGCGTGAACAGGTCCTTGGTAACGATGTCCGTGTTCATGCCGGAGATGACCAGCCCTTGCGGCGCCGGGTACCCTACTCCGAAGGCGAAACTCGCCACGCCGCGCTTTGCCATGCACGGCCACGCCACGCCCAGCTTCTCCATACCGCCACCCATGGTTATCGGGTCCACGCCGGTAATGGTGAAGGGGTTGCCTTCGGTCATGCCCACCAGTGTGGTGCCAACGATCCCTACTGCAACAATGTCCTGATCGTAGGTTTGACGATAGGCGGTCGGCCATGCATAAGGCTTGAACGGCTCCGAGAAACAGACCTCATTGCCGAAGAAGCCGCACGCTATCCCGTTCGCCATGATGATGATGCCCTTCATGTTGGCCGGCGGCATGTTCCATGTCGCGGACGGCAATACTTCGCCCAGGGCGGCAACGGTATCGGAAATGGTGTCGTTGTACGTCGTGGTGCCCACCGACAAGGTGACGAGATAGTGATACTCGGTACCGGATGAAGTGGTGAGCGTGCGGTAGATCCGCTTGGTCATGCCGGTAGTGTTGTGTGGGGCCTTGCGCGTCCACGTTCCGCAAGCGCTATAAGTCTGAGTCGTCGACAGCAGCACCACCACATCATTGCCGCTGATACTCACTATCGGGAATGTGGCATTCAAGTCCGTCATGCCAGTTACCGCGGCAAATGTGATTTCTTCATGGGCACGCAGCCCGAACACACTATTTAATGTGATGGTCACGTACCCGGCGCTCGGTGTGTCCTTGATTGCGCCGGTCACGGCGCCTGAGTTCGGCGGCGCGGCATCCATCGCGGACAGCGCCCAGGTGTCATCGATCTTTCCGGTCGTCGTGGGGGAGACCGGCGACGGCGCGGACTCTTCTCCCCAGAGGGTTACGAACGTGTAAACGTAGACGCGCGACACCGTTGTGCCGCTCACCCCGCCGGAAGGCGTCACGGTCGGCTGGGTAACGGGGGGACTCACGCCCAGCACATAGCATCCGGAAGGATAAGGCCCCACTCCCGTGGTAGCCGTGTCGTAATCCGATGCTCTAGGCTCGCCGTCGCCCGTGTAGTAGAAACGCCGCTCAGTGTTCCCGGCAACAGGGGAACGCGCCACGTCGACATCCTTATCCCACACCAGCCACTTCTCGTTGCCGTCCTTCTCCATGCGGAATATGGACTCTATATCATTGCCGATGATAGGCGAAAATACATGCAGCGGGCCGTTCCGTGGGCGCAGATCGCCGGATGTTAGGTTGCAGTTTGTCGCGACCTGCGCCTGATTCGGCGCAAGCAGCTGCCTTGCCAGTCTCGGCACAAGCCCGGAGAACGCGGCGATTCTGAACGTGGCCATTATCCTAAATCCGATGATGGGACGACATGGCGTGCAATCCACCCGGTGGCGGCGAGCTCACCCAGGAGACGGGGATCAGGGCGGCAGAAAGAATCTTTACGGACCATGGCGCAACGCTGGAAAATTAACGGAGAAAAACTGGAAAACGAGCGCTCAGCCAATGGATTCGGGATCCATGCCACCCGATGATTTGGGCGATTTTTTCCCTTCGCATATGGCTCGTTCCTCCGTCCGTCTTTTTACCAGTCCCGGCAGTACTTTTCTGCCTGGTCCGTACTTGAATGCCTCGATGCGCTTGCAGGCCTCCGCATATTGCCCGCCGTTGATCAGATCTATCAGATTGGGCGGCTTCCCCGGCTGCGCCTTCTTGCAGAATGTGCCGACACCAATATTGTAGGCCAGCGACACGTATGCCTCATACTCATGCTGATACAGCGGCGCGGTAACGCACTTCTTGACCCCGGCCGCGTAGACGCCCTCGACTTCGTCGAGCAATCGCACCAGAGAGCGCGTGGGCGTGGTCCTGTCACCCATCTTGACACCGGTGGTCGTTCCAAAGCCGATAGTGGGCACATCGCCGGGTGCGGGTATATAAGCCTCCTCCTTGTAGTCTTCATGCAAGGCGATTCCGACGAGGGTCGACGCCGCCAGCACCATTACCGTGATTGTGGAGCGGACATGCGCGGGGGACGTCCTATTCATTTAGCATGCTCCTGGAGGCAGTCGAGCTTCGCCTTTATGGTCGCCTTTAAATCGCCGGCATCGAGATTCGCGCAGGGCGAGACGTCGGATGCGGATGGCGCCACCGGCCTGGGTTTCAGCTTGCGCCCCTCGGCCCGGCTCTCCGGTGATTCGGGATTTACCTCGGGATTTTTCCCGGGATTTGGCATCGGGGGGGTTGGCTGTTCAGCAGCTCGTTCATCTATTTGCGCGGGCGTGAATATGCTGCAGGATGCCAGAAACAGGACAGCGGCGAGATATCTCATTGTTTTCTCCCGCGTGGCCACTGCTCGATGATTCTATCGAGTTTTTCGTTGAATTCCCTCATCGTTTCCCGCTGCTCGACTCTTACGGATTTGATCTCCTCACTGAGGCGCTCATTGGTTCTCTCCTGATACAGTTCCCCGCGTTTCAAACTGGCGATGTCATTCTGCACCGCGTTGTAAGTCGCCACGCCCGATGCGAGCAGACTGGCTATTGCGATAATCCCGCCGAAGGACAGCGTGGAAGTGGATGGGCCGCGCCGCCGCTCTGTTTTGTGATCGCTGTCAGGGTCCTGGTCCGCCATGTCAGAACAGGCTCCACAGGACAACAATCACAATCCCCATCGCGGCGGCAAGCAGAATCACGCCCGTCCACTTCGAAGCCCGCAGTTTGTCGAGAAATCTGTCTGCACCCGCATCGGCCGCCGCACTTTGCTTCTCGATTTCTTCCTTGATGCGCTTGCGCTGGAACTGGGTCATCATGAACCTCCAATAAAAAAAGCCGCTTATGCGGCCTTGTTGAACATTATTCAAAGAGCGCCATTAATCCCTGCTGCCCGGGGTAGCGGGCAGCGCGGGCGCCTGCGCTGCGGCGGCAACCCAGAGATCCACTATCCACCGGAAACCCGCGATGGTTTCCAGGGGAGTGTTTGCTGCATTGTCGTACTCGATGTGCCCACTCACGCCATCCCACTGCACCGCACGAATTTCCGGTGGCAGCGCGGACAAATCAACGTGCCGGAATAACCCATCCACTCCGACAACACCATCGTCCCGAATTATCGTTACTCGCATGTCTTGCTCCCTTGCAGCAGCGCCTGCCGTGCCGCCGCGGATAAGGCCTCTTGCACCCATTGCGCCTGCGCGCCCTGCTTCAGCATTTCATTGCGGAATGATTCGGTGGCCGCCACCCCCTTGCGTGATTCGTTGGCCGTATTGATCATCAGAGCGGGCATCCAGGCAATGGCGCAGCCCCAGTTGCCGGTTTCCTCCCCGGTATTCATATCGACACCGCGCACCTGCACATACCAGGGGCAGCGGTAAAGAACGGGTTTTCCTGCTTCCATCTTGATCTCCTCGCACTTTGCCCCGAGTGGACATTCGGCAATCCGGGTCTCCATCAGTCTTTACCCGCCAGAATCACGTCGATATACTGCACCGCGAGGTTAATGGCGGTACCCGTGAATGCGTGATTATGGGAACCACCGCCACCTGTAAAATTTGTATACGCTGAAGCACTTATGCTATTTCCATCTACTGGGTTATAATCGGGTATAACGCTGCCGGTTCCAGATCCTATGTAATATGAATGCTGGTGAGCTGGTATCTGAGCCTCAGTCAGTGTAGTTGCGCTGTTCGAACCGGTAACAGCCTGCAAGGCGAAAGCTGTGGTAAAGGCCACCGATCCGCCCGATCCGCCCCCGGTCCCGCCGACAATCCGCATTGCCTTGTTGTGGTGCGTGCTTATCTGGGTCCAGCCAACAGGTGCCACAGCCTGAAAAAATACCATGATAGTGCCGGATGGAATCAGCGTAGCCGCGGCCGCCCCCAGCGTCGCGCGTGCCGCCGCCGCATCCGCATCATCCAGCAAGGTTCTGGCAAATGCGCTCAGGCTCGTCAGGGCGGCGGCGCCCGCACCGGAGAAATACGGCAGCGTATCGGCGGATGATGCAAGCGCGCCCAGGGCAATGAGGTTGGTATTGGATAATGATTCGTCCAGCGCCGCGCGGGTGATGCCCGCCACAAAATAATCGCCCGCCCCCCAGGTTCTGGCCGTGGTGCCGTCCAGTCCGCGCCCGCCAGCGGCGATGGTGAGGCTGTCCATGCCGCGGGCTTCGATTTTCACGATTTCATGGTTACCGGAAGCGTCCTTGAAGGTCCCGTAGAAATAATCATCCGCACCGAGTACCGGAAAAAGAATCCCTTTGCCAGCCTCTACCGTGAAGCTCAAGCCGGTCGTTCCATCCGGAGCGGAACCGACTTTCGCCTTGCCGAAATTTGAAAACTTGAGTCCCATTTCCACCTCTCACATACTTATTTTCTGGCCATGATCGTGGTGCGCAGCGGAGCACGCGTGTAGCTCCTGGCCACGCGCATGCCCGCCGCCGCTACGCTGATGCTGAATTGCCGCTCATGGTGAGTGGCGAGTTGCGCGTTGGTGTAGGGTTTCTTTGGCGACAGCATAAGCTGTGCCAAGGCACCATGAACAATGGATTCCCGGAATTCATTGAACAGCATATCGTCGATTTCCACGCTGCCTGCGGATGGCTTCAGCGCTACCACCATTGTCAGCATTCCGGCCGCATCGGGGATTGGCACCAGCGTGGCCGACGCTGCCCCGCCCAGAACATAGAGTGGCGTGCCGGATTGATTGCGCCAGTTCCCGACGGTCATGCCGGATTCTCCCGCACGAGTCTCGATTTCCTCTCCGTCCAGCACTGCATTGGTAATGCAATGCACGGCGGCGCCCGCCGGTGGAAGGAAGGCATATTCCGATGTACCGGCCATTACCGGGATATCGGGATGATTGAACCGCCAGGCCAGCGATTGTTCGCAAAACACGATGGCTGATCGACGCAAAGCGTTATCAGCCATCGCGAATGGGCAACCGGGCAGACCCGGCATAATCAGGTCATAAAAATCACTCCACGGCCTCATGTTGCGACGCCCGACATAAAGAGTTGCATGAACATGGCCGCACGCCCGGCGTTGACGTACTCGTCGTCAGTCATCTCGGCTCTCGCCGTGATGTAATCCGCCAGGATTTGCAGATATTCGGCGGGCAGCGGGAAGGCGTCGGCGAGCAGATTCCCGCCATCGGGCGGATTATCAAATCGGCCTGCGAACAAATCGGGGCGCCGCATGAAGATTTGCAGGATTCCCTGGTTGGCAAACGACAATAAAATGAGGTCCGGATACCGGTCCTTACCTGCATCATTAAGCGGAACTCGCGCGAGATCGACGGCAGACTGATAGGTGAAGGCCATCATCCACCTCATTCAACCTGATGGTGTCTGGCAAACAGGTCGATGAGCTTGTGCCGGATAATATTTTCATTCTGCCGCTGGTCCAATCGTTCGTTGTAGTTGCGCGCGGCATACTCGACCATGGCTTTTTTGTCCATGGCATGAAAATCGACCACCGGCAATGGCTCCTCCACCGGTTTCTCTTCCTGTGCCAGCCCGATTGGCTCGTCCACTCCGGGCGCTGGGAGTATTTCTTGCTTTTCCCGCGCCCAGGTATCGGAAAACACCAGGAGCCTCTCGGCGACTTCGGCGGTCACGCTCCGGATTTGCTCCGGTTCCCAGCGCAACCCGACGCCGCTGATGCTGTCCGTTTTAATGCAGGTGCCTACGTATTTCACTTGAGGCATGTCAGGCTCCATAAAAAAAAGCGATCCAGAGATCGCCCCATTACTGCTGTTTCCTATAAAAACGGCCTTCAGCGCCGTGTGATTACCAGGTACTTGCGGGTGGCCGGCAAATCGTCCACCGCGCCAATATTGGGCGGATTATAAAACTGCTTTCCATAAAAATCCTTGCCCCCCACGTAAGTTCCTCTCCTTTTGACGGTTACGGTCTGCGGGCGGTAAAGCACGTCGACTTCAGCGTTGCCGTCAAGATTGGTGTAATTTGTTGTCTTGGCATACGCGAGAATGGGGGTGGAACCAGCGGACTGTATGAGATTGTTCGTTGCCACATTCTTGGTGCCGAGAAGCTCTATGGCTCTCTGATGCGCTATGATCGTATTTTGCCTTGCATTGACCGTCGCACCCGATGTGCAGCCTATCCCTATCGTATTGCCACCCCGCCCCATCACGATATTGCTGTCGATATCCGCGCTGCTTGTGGCACCCAGGATATAGATGCCCTTATCGCCGGTAAGCTTGTTCCTGCGGATCTTGAGGCCGGTCACAAAATTCGCCGATAGCGATCCCGCCCCTTCCGCATTGCCAATCAATTCGCAGTCTTCAATAACAATGCTGCTCGCAGGAATCAGGACGCCTGTTCCAAGCACCATGGGCTGCTTCTGGGAATTATTGGAATGATCAAGCAGACAGCGGCGCCAGTAGGAATTAGACCTGCAATAATGATGCGCGATGCAATCGCCCAGACCTCCGGCGGTGTTATTGATTCTTCTGACTACGATATCCTCGCCAGTCACGCTGCCGGCATGACACAGCCCATCGCCGGCGCAATCCTCGATCAGGATATTGTTATATCTTACGCCCGATCCCTGAATCCAGATTGCAGCCAGATCGTATGCATATATATGATGTACGTATAGATTCTTTAACTGGACAGCAGTTACATAATCCGCCTTCTGATCGGCGGTTCCGGTGGAATGCCCTTCGTAAATTCCATAATTCTGGCAGTTGTAAACCTCGAAACCATCCACCAGGACATTATAGCGATCCTGCATGTTAATGCCTATGGCATTTCCGTTGCCATTGACCCTTGCCGCGCCTTGAGTGCCGGTGATGCGCTCACCTGTCTGGGCACGGTAAACACCCATGATGATCGGCGCCGCGGCGCTTGCACCATTCCTGCTGCATCCGATGGTTCCGGTAAAGGTGGTGCCCTGTTTCTGCAAGAGAACATCGCTGCTGCCCGCGCCTGCAGCGGACCACGCGCTGCTCCAGGCATTGAACGGAGAGGCAAGACTACCCGTGCCATTCGTTGCTGCCGTGGGATCTACACAGTATGTAGCCATTATTCAGTATGGTTCGGTAATTGAGGGAAATATGCCCGCCAGTGACCTGAATCGGTTTCCTGATTCGATTTCCCGAAAAATTGAGCAGGCGGAGGAACTCCGGCAAATCTTGCGGGAGCTCCTTGCAGAAATTATATGGTCGTCATTTATCGGAAAATGCCTCCTGCGATGAACCCCCCGAGAAACCGGTTATTCCCGCTACGGATTCGCCACGGTTGCAGATTACTTCATGGCAGCCGATAGCTCATCCACCGCCCCGATATTGGGAGGGTTGCTAAATTCGCTACCGTAGTAATCCGTTCCTCCAAGATAAATACCGGCCCCCTTCACCGCGGGTGTTTGCGGGAGATAGAACAGATTAAGCGCGGGGTCGCCCTCAAGATTGGTATAATTATTCGCCTTGGAATATGCGATAACGGGCGTGCTGCCGGTAGAGTAGACGATGTTATTTTTCGCCATGTTGTTAATCCCGGTAAGCTCTATGCCCCTTTGATGACCGATAATGGTGTTATGCCGTGCATTGACCGTTGCACCCAATGTGCAACCGATCCCGATGGTATTTCCACCCTGTCCGATAATGATATTGCTGTCAATATCGGCTACGCTGGTGGCTCCCAGAACATAGGCCCCCTTGTTCCCGGTGAATTTATTCCTGCGGATCGTAACCCCGGTCACAAAATTCACCGAGACCAGCCCCGCCCCTTCCGCGTTGCCAATAAATTCGCTATCCTCAACAACAATGCCGCTCGCAGGAATCAGGACGCCTGTTCCAAGCACCATGGGCTGCTTCTGGGAATTATTGGAATGATCAAGCAGGCATCTGCGCCATACGGAATTGGATCTGCAATATTGATGCGATATGCAATCACCCAGGCCTTGGGCTGTATCGTTGATTCTTCGGATGGTTATGTCTTCGCCGGTAACGCTGCCAGCGTGGCATATGCCATCGCCAGCACAATCCTCGATTAGAATATTATTGTACTTGACGCCCGAACCCTGCATCCAGATTGCCGCCAGATCATATGCATATATATGATGCACGTATAAATTCTTCAACTGCACAGCGGTCACATAGTCGGCCTTCTGATCCACGGTCCCGGCGGAATGCCCTTCGTAAACCCCATAATTCTGGCAGTTGTAAATCTCGAAACCATCTATCAGTACGTTAAAGCAGTTTTGCATGTTGATGCCAATGCTGCCGCCATTGCCATTGATCTTTGCTGCTCCTCTCACCCCCATGACACGCTCTCCGGTAATGGCGTTGTAAACGCCAATAATAATTGGAGCGTCAGCGCTTGCACCATTTTTGCTGCATCCGACGGTGCCGGTAAAAGTCGTGCCCTGTTTCTGTAAAAGTACATCGCTGCTGCCAGCCCCTGCCGCCGTCCACGCGCTGCTCCAGGTATTGAAGGGTAAGCCGAAAACGCCCGTGCCATTGCATGGAGCAGTCGGATCTACGTAATATGTGGCCATAATTTTTATTCCTGTAAAAAGTTTAACAACCAATAATAAGAATGCCGCCCTGGACTGAGTTACATACAGACGGGCACTCTGTCAGTCTCCCAGAAAATGCAGAGCCCGGTAGTACTCCAGCACCAGGCTATCCCCGCCGCTCGCCCTCTGCCCGATGAGTTCGACAGTATTGGTTACGGAGAAATCGACTGTTGCTACTGCTGGAAAACTTGCCCCGGCGGTGAAATAACCGGAATTTGCAGAGTACGGAAGAATCTGCGAATTCAGGGAATTCCGGTTTATCATTACCCACAATGGGGCCTCCGCCATGGCAGTCGTGCGCGTGACGTTAAACAGAACGGTCCCGCCTATGGCAATCTTCAAAAACTTGTTGTTCGCGCTGCTGGTGAATGTCCAGAGCGGTTCAATCTGCAGGATACTGTTAACGCCCAGCGTTCCGGCTGGAATGGGAAATGATGCAAGGACCTCATCGATACCGGCCGAAGCGCAGGGTGCCGCAACCGCCGAACTGGACAATACTTCGATCGAGCGCGAGATTATCGGGTAGGTATCGCCGGCGTCCCCCACCAGTCCGCCGGTGTTGCCAAACGAATCCCTGGTTAACCATACGTCATGGGCTGCCTCCACCCAGGAGTCCGGATATGCCAGCAGTCTTTCTGCGTCTTCAATGGTCATATTCCGCATTTGACCCGGTTCCCAGCTCATCAGCGACCCGGGTATGGAATCCACCTTACGAACCGTTCCGATATACCTTACCAGTGGCATTTCACCCCCCTCAGAAGAACCAGGCAGAGTCTTTCTGCAGGGACGCCACCTGGTATTGTTTGCGATGATCCGACTTACTTGACCCCTGCCGCATCACCCTTGACGATTGCGGTCACCCTGCCCGCAGTGAATGTCGCCGCCGCCGCCGAAAGCGTGATAGTCAGAAATACCGGCTTCTCGAACTTGACCGGCTGAAATGCCAGCGAAGTGCGCCCAGCCGCATTGAGAAAGGTTTTTCCGGTGGCACCAAAATAATCGTCGACGGCTGCAGGCCCGTCCGCCGCGTTGAGCGGTGCATAGCCAACCTTGCAGGCGATAGTTGGTGAAACGTTCGTATCGAGATCGTCATTGACGATGTCAACGTCAGTCACATCCGTGCCTGCCGGGATGATGACGGGACGGTAGATGTCGCCGGCGGCGCCGGCGGTCGGTGTCACCGAGCCATAAACGACGGTCGTATTGCCATATCCGCCCATATGGCGTGATTTGCTGTACAAATCCGGTGCATTGAAAGTAGCCATGGTAAAGAACTCCTTGAGGATGAATGGATGTGAAGGCAGCGGAGCGTTGAAAAAAAACCGCTCATGCGCCGGGGATTAGAGGGAGATAACGGAATCGACTGCAATCACACCGAAGTCGGTCGGTATCTTTGCGCCGCTACCGTCATTGATCGACAGACGCACTTTGCCCTTGCCACATACCCGCTCACCCATGACTTCCAGATTGCTCTCAAAGTTGTACCAGTGTTCCTTCCAGCCGAACTGCATGCCGCTGATCCCTGTTTTGCCGTAAGCCACCCCAAGTGCCTGCGCGCCCAGCAAAAGGCCCCGCTCGACGGCATAACCGGCGCTTAGGGAGGGGTTGATGGCCTGATCGGTTTCCGCCGCGGTTGCCGCATTGGCGGCGGTGACAATCTTTGTGCTTTCGCCAGGCAGAAAGCGAATGGCGCGCTCGTTTTTTATCACCAGAATACCGTTCCACATGCCGGCTTCGCCGGCGAACAGCGGATGGCGGGTATCCAGATAGGCGGCGCGATTCACGGCATTCTGCTGAAATGCCCGCAGGGAGCCTTCGGTCAGCAATATCGAGTACTGGTTCGGTGTGGCGAGGAATACCCACATTTTTGATGTCTGTGCCGCCCGGTCGCCGGCAAGCTTCACTGACTGCAGGGGCTGGTCCATGTCGTCCAATCGCTTGCGCAGATTATCCAGATGCATCAGCTTGAGTTGATCGGTGGAAACGATGGAACCCAATTGCTGTCCACCCGAGGTAAGGTTGGCGCCGTTCACCACGAAATGCCGGTTATACGTCGGTGCCTTGACCGGATTAACCATTACCGCAGCGAAATTGGCGCTGCTCTGGAGCGGTATCGTCCAATCCGTGCCGGTCTGCGATCCGCGCGCACCCGCCAGATGCACCAGCGACTCCTGCGTATCAAGGCGCGGGAAATAGCCCGACAGCTGTGCCAGCGCGATTTCGCGCAGGTTATGCTTGGTGCGCTGCTGCGACATGCTGCCGCCCGCATCAATCACCTTGCTTGCCAGGTCGATCTTGATATCCATCGAGGAAAATGACAGCGTGTCGCCCTTGCCTTCGCGATTGACATCCCCCATCAACGGTTCTCCGCTGACGGTGTCGACCAGATCGAGCGTAACGATATCCCCGGCATTTTTCATCAGGTTGTCGATCCTGACGATCGGCATGCCCGGTTGGGTCTGCCCGGCGATCTTTTCCATCGCGGCGGATGGTTCCACCGGCCCGGCCAGGTTCTCCATCGCCGATGCGCCTTTCAGCGTATTGGCAAACAGTGCGGCGCTATAATGTTTCACCGCGATCGAGCTGCCGCTTGCTACATTGGTTTCAGCCATTTCATGTCCTTAGTCAAGTTCGGATCTCAAGGCCGCGGCCTGTTGCGAGGGCATCTTCATCAATCGCCTGGCCAGTTCATGCGGGCTCAGGTTCTCGAGTTGCTCACGCTCGGAAGCGGGGTTTGCGCCTCCTTGAATATCCGATAGGGTTGTGGGTTTTCTGGCCGGTGCGCGCTCAAGCCTGGCTTTCGCTTCGGCTTTTGCCTGCTCGGGGCCGGTCTGTTTTTTTGGCAATGAAGCTTCTGGCATGATCGCCCTGACACGCCGGACAACTTCCTCAAACCTTTCGGAATAGGGCTTTGCAACCCACTTGCCGCTGGTTCTGAGAATCTCGTCCTGCTTGATGGCTTCATCCCACGCTTGCGGATCGTTGCTTTCCCAATGCACCAGATCAGAGTTATTGTCTTTGGCTTCGGCTACCTGCTCTTCAGTGCGGAGCTGTTTCACGCGGTCGGATTCCTCCTTTTCGCGTTTCAGTTCCTCAAGTGTTTTTTCGAGCTTTTCGCCTTGCCTGCGGCTTCCCTCAAGAACAGCGCTAACCACCTGGTGCAGCTCGGGCATGTCTTCCCTGATACGCTCCAGGTGCGCGTCAATGGCTTTATCTGCCAGGGCAATACTGACACCCGTTGCACTCTCCTTTTGTTGCAGAAGCGCCTCCAGTTTTTCAGCCGCTTTACTGCTTTCCAGCCGTGCGGCCTGTAACTGTTCGCGTAGCGCCGAGTTCTCCACCCGTAGTTCCTTGTGCTTCTCGTAAGGAATGACTCCTTTGCCGCTCTTGTTCAGAACGACGGGCATATCCTCCCCCCCGGCCGTTGGCGCGGCACCGTTGGAATCATGGTGCGCACCCAGCTTCTCCTCCTGCCCGGGTTCCTCTTTTGCCCTGGTTTCTTCCTCATCCTTCCGATTGCCTGGAATTTCCGCGAGGCGGTCCGGGTCGTTCTCCAGCATCTCGACCTGTTCCGGCGTCAGATTTGCGATTTGTTCATCCGTAAGCTGATCCACTTCCATTGCCGTTTTCTCCTACTGCTTAACCCAGTGAGCGGGCCGCCCGGGTATGAGCGGGTTTATAAAACTCCGGTATCGCCGTGAGCGCGCTTGCGTTATCCGGAAGTCCGGATAATCGAATCCGGGAACAAAAAAGCCGCTCGAAAGCGGCTGGGTATAACGCGGGGCGTGGTATGCAAAACGCATTGCGTCGCATGAAGCTCACAAGCTGGCTTCTGCTGTAGCCTGCTGCTCTCCGCCTGTACCTCCCGCTTTACGCAACTGATCCGCCAGCTCATGCCGGTTCGGCACATCGGACAGTTCCAGCATGGCCGGATACAGTACAGCCTGGTATGCGGGCGGCGCCGCTTGTACGATCTGTGTGAAAGCCTGCAGCTGCTGCGCCCTGAAACTCGGGGTGGCGGGTATGTCTTCCAGCACGACCCTGACCTGGGCGGTCTCGATATCGTTCTCGATCATGGGGCCGGAGTGCGTCATGACTTCACGATTGAAATAGATGGTCTTCTGTTTGTTGCCCTGCTTCACTGCGGTGGTCATTTGCTTCCCCAGCAAGTCGTGTTTAATGAACGCAAGCAGTTGCTGTCCCACCAGCCGCCGGGCATAGCGAAAATTATCATTGGGCTCCGCCAGCACCGTGGAACCCTGTTCCACCAGACTGTTGATGGCAACGCCGCTCGCGGCCTGCGTCGATGCGCCAAGCATCGCCCGGTACACGCCGCTCACCGCTTCGATCCTGTGCTTGCGCTCCTCCACCAGCTGAAACACCTGTGCGGCCAGCGCATGCTCGCGTGTCACCTTGAATCCTGCGGCATTCCTGCGCTGGGCATTCAGAACGGTCATCGACCGCAGGCTGCTGATGTTATGCGCGACCTCCTGGTATGTATTCTGGCTCAAATCGAGCGCATCGTTATCCACCTCGACTTTTACCGAATTCAGCACTTCGTACAGCAGGATATCCAGATCGAGAATCTGGTCCTGCGGCCCTCGCATATCGCGGATCAATCCGTACGGTACCCGGCTGCGGTCCTTGCGAAAGCACCAGAACGGAACATAGGGAAAATCCCGATGCGGCAGCGGGCTGGGTACATCCATCAATTTATGCGGTCCCAGCCAGATTGCCACGCGCATTCTCGGCAGCAGGGATTTCTGCACGTATACCAGGCCCCCGCTCAGCGCGGCCTCATGGTATGGATTGTCTTCGCGGAACTCAATCGCCTTGCCGTCCGGCAATAGCAGAACGTACGCCTCCTCGAAATGCCGGTACCACAGCTCGGATAAACGCACCATGCCCGAGTTGCGATTTAGGTAGTCCTCCTGGCCATGTCCCCACGTCTGGCCCCATGCCTGCTCGATTTCGTAGGCCCTGGCCATGCGCGTATCGGCGCCTTCGTACACGTCCAGATTGTTCCAGCCGTTCCAGCTATTGCCGATAAGGGCCTGCTGTTCCGGAAATATTCTCGCCGCCTGCGCACGGTCAACCCACTTGTCGCGCCGCACATAGCGCGCATCCGACAGATCCGGCTCCTTCGACGTCCAATCCCACCAGATTTCGTTGCGATGTATCTCCCGCACCCGGTACGGATACCTGAGTGGATCAAATTCACGCGAGACCTCGACCCATCCGATTCCTGCCCGGATCATGCTGGAATATGCGTCGGACATTGCCCTGTCCGCCCTGGATTCCGCTTCGACCTCCTTGATTTTGGCGGAGAGCCCCTCGGCTATCTCGGCCTGCCGCTCGTCGTCGGATGTAATCTTGTAATCCGTGCGGCTGCGCGCTTCGATCCCCAGCACGGCATTGATGGTCGGCTTGATCAGATTCGAATCCTGCGGCGGAATGCCGGCATCTTTGAGGCGCTGTATCACCTCGACACTGGTCTGAGCGCCGTCGTAATAGTCGCAATCCGTATCCGAATCCAGACGCCATTTCGGCTGATTGCGAATCTCCCGGCAGATGCCGCTGTATGCCTCGACCGATATGTCCGCCGCTATATCCGCCGCATCCGGGATCATGCGCGCCAGCCTTTCATGCTGATGCCGCGCGCGCTACCGGCTGGCCTGTCGTCTTCGGTGGACACGGCAAAGTAGCGGAATGCGTCCGCGGCATGGCTATGGTGATCGTGCAGCGGCCTGCCACTGAGCTGCCTTGTGGCCGGATCGACATCGAACCGGTAATGCCGCAGGCTCTGCAGTCCTTCCGCACACTTCGCTTCATCGAAATAGCAACGGTTGAATATCGTTCTGGCGGCATTGATACCGTCGGAAATCGAAAGATTCGGCACTATCCTCACCTTGCGCCCGGCTGCGAACATGATTTCCTCCACGCTTCGGCCCGTGGCCAGCGTTTTGGCCCTGGCGTCGTGCGGCAGCCAATCCGTGCCATATAAATATCCCTTGTCTTGCAGCACATTGATGTAGTGTTGTATTGGCATCTGATTGTTGCTGTAATAATCGATTAATCTGAGTTCGCTGCCGACAGTTTGCGCAAACCATATGCTGGTGTTATCCGCCCAGCCCAGATCGAAGAACGTATGCACCGGTTTTGCGGCATCGTAAGGTACGCTCCTGACGCGGCCTTCTTCCTGGGCCAGCCTCAGTTCCCTGGCGTAAATCGCACCGTCGAGCGTAAGACGGCAATGACCCTCCCAGACATTCAGGTACGCGTCGGGATCCCTCGTTTTCAAGTCATCCTTCTCGCGCAGCAACGTATCCGGAAACCACGGGTTGTCATTCCAGTTGACCTTTACAACGACGGCTCCCGCCGGCGGATTGACAACAAACCGCTGATGCGTTTCGTCGGTCTCCAGCTCCGGGTTATAGGTCACCCAGATTTCCGAACCCTCCTTGCGGATGGTCGGAACAAGCGTATCCCAGCTTGGCTTGCTTACCGCTTGGGCTTCCTCCACCCATACCCGGTCAATGCCCTCGAACGACTTTATCCGCGTAATGTTGTTGCGCAGCCCGGCAAACAAGAATTCGGAGCCATTTCTACCCAGAATGATGTTGTTCTGCACTTCGTAAAATGATTCTAGGCCGATTTCGGCAATCTGGGATTGCAATAGGTGATGCACCGACTCGGCAATCGAATTCTGGAACTCGCGCGCACACAGTATGCGCAGCGGCGTGGCCGCAGCCTGTATCAGCAATGCCCTTGCAACGCTCCATGACTTTGCGCCGCCACGGCCGCCATATAAAATCTTGTATCTCGCCGTTTCGAACAGAAATCGAAGTTTTTCAGGAAATTCCGCCCTGTGCGCGGTCATGCCGCTATTGAATATTCGAAAATCATGAGACAGATATCCGGCTACTTGCCGGAAGTGAGCGTTGCGACAAAGGCCACTTCGACCCTGTGCACAATCGACTTGCCCGCATCGCCGTCTTCCCGCGTGCTCAACGATTTGTCGCCGTATTTCCTGGGAGCGAGCCTTGCCGCGTACCACTTGCGCGCATCGATACGCAGTTGGGAACGCGCGATTACCTCGCGGTTCATCACTTCTTTTCCCTTCTCGTCGGTATAAGTATCTTTTGACCCGTCGTCGGAAATTTCTATGATTTCTTCCGCATAAGCGTCCACGCAAAGCTCCTTCGCACGCAGGTATTGCTGCATGAGCGCCGCATCGCTCGCCAGCCAGTTCCATAAGACCCGCTGGCTGATACCGGTCTCCACACACATCGCGCGCGCAGATTTTCCCAGCGAAATACCGGTGCAGATCGCATCCACCAGTTCACGGGTTTTTATCGTCGGGGCGCCCCGCTTGCCGGGAGCCGCCGCACTCGCCGGTTCCCTCGTTTTCTTCTGGAGCCTGTGTTCATTCATGATCTGTTTCTTTTAGCGGCAGGCTATTGCAGCCCTTTACCGCCGCAAGCAATTTAATCTCGCATGCCCACCGTTCCTCTATTTCGACGCGCAGCGCACGATTGATAGTCAAGGCATCGTCCTTTGCGGATACGCGATCAACCGCGTAGGCCGATTTGCATTCCGCCGGTGTTTCCACTTGACATAAAACGGGAACCGGCTTTTCGATCAGTTGTGTCTGAATGACGGGCTTGCCGGCGCAACCGCTCAACATTAATGCAAGCATTGGCAGCGCCGCCAGGCTAGTGTGATAAGTCATGGCGATGGCGGCTTTGCACATACTGTATTTGCTCCATACTTATCACCTCGCATTGTTTGCCAGGCGCCGCTGCCGCAACTGGCGGCAGCGAGCGTATTTTCTTTGCATTGCCTGTATGTGTTGCCGCGGCTGTTGCCGCGCTCCTCATTGCCTTGATCGCGTCTTTTTCTCTTTTAGCGGCGGCTACTGTCAGCGTCTCCAGCGCCATGCGCACAGACTGAATATCAGTAGCGCACTTATCATTCGCTGCCGATAGCATTGCATTGTTGGTATTAAGCCGCTGTATCTGCGAAGCCATCCGCCAGTCGCTCAGTGCAAAACCGCCACCGAACGCAAGTGCGGCAAGAATGGCAATCACTATTGCTGTAACCGCTGGACTGATCAT